AATACCGTTATCCTCACATATTCTATTTATTTTATCAATGGTCTTGGCGTAAGACCATCTTTGTATTTTATTTGTAAAATATTTTTTACCAGTCTTAACTGATACTAAATCTTCTATTATTATATAATTAACATCTTCGATGTTAATTAAATTACATAATCTATTTATTTCATTATCTCTATGATTTAAACTTCGTTTAAATCCATTACTACCTTGTTTACATCTACTTATCTTAGAATATATATCACTTAAATCACCATTAATAACTTGATTATCAGATGTAACAATTAATTTTTTATAACCCATATCAATTCCAATGGCTTTGCCATTGGTTTTAATATCAATCTCTTTTTCCCAAATTAATGCAATATAATAATTATTTTTTACCTTCTTAATTTGTATGTTATTTCTTAATTTAAATGTATTATGTTTAAATTGGTTTGAATGTTTATGATGATTAAATGGTATATTTATTTGTAGGGCACGAGTGCCCTTTTCATTAAAATAAGGTAATTTAAGATTAACAAAGTTATCAAAATGGTTCCCATTTTGTATGTTAAAAAATCTTTCATCTAAATTAATACTAACATTATTTAGATTAGGTTTAGTGAAATATTTAGTTTTTAATATATTATTTAATGATAAGTCAGAAAATTTAGTTTTACAGAATGAAGAATCAGGATGATTCTTCATCATATATGCATATGTTTTTTTATATGATGAATATCTTTTCTTTTTGCTTTTATCTAATTGACTTCTTATAATTTCTGATGCTTGTTTATAAATTATTTGTTTATATCTACTATGTTTTATTACTTCTGTAGGAAGTAATTTACTAGATAAATTAGGTTTAAGGGGTAATATACCTTCTATTATATAATTAATATATATTTCTAAATCATGTTTATAATCAATAAATAGTTGGTCAAGGGAAGCTCGCTTCCCTTGACTAGCATTTGATATAATATGTTTAGAGGTCCTAATCATTATTTATTTTCTAATTCTTTTATAATCAATTTAGTAATTAATTTAGACATACCAATATTGTTTTCCAAACAATATTTCTGCAATTCAGTTTTAACAGAATCCGTGATTCTTAAATGAATTTCGTTTGTTTTATTTATTTTTGTATCCACATTAATAAATATATAGATAAAATGAAAAAGACAAAAAAATATATTTTATTTTAAAAATAAGTTTTATCTGAATGACAATATTATATATTTTTATATGTTTTATTAACTACGTTAACAATACTATACTATATCAGTTTTTTAAAAAATAAATAGTTAATTAATTGGAAGAAATATAAAAAAAAATAATAAATAAAAAGTTTATAACTAATTATTTATTATTTTTTATATTATATATTATATATTATATATTATATATTATTTATTTATTTATTTATTTATTTATTTATTTATTTATTTATACAAAATTACGATTTTTTTTTTAAATAAACAAGTATATTTATATATTATTTTCATTTATTTTATTAAAAAACATAAGTAATTGATTTTCAATAGATTTATCCTTTATTTTTTCCTCCATTTATATTCCTTTCAAGTTGAGATTGAATAGCAACGGTTATTTCCCTTACAAAATTTGGGTCTTTCATTAGGTCTATTGCTATTCCTGGATTATCTGGTATAGTTATTTTTATTTCTCCACTCACTTTCAAGTCATCAAATTTATGTGTAATTACAGTACTACCTTGATTTTTAGATACTTGGTCAACAATTCCACCTGGTTTCATAGCTAATAAGTCATCTTTGTTATCAATTGGTGTTATTTTACCACCTTGAATTATTCCACGTCCTTTTGAAAAATCAGAACCAAGTTTATTAGTAGGACTACCAATAATCCCATCATTCAAAGCTTGACCTTTATCACCATAACCACTTCCAATGTGGTTCCCAATCAAAGCATCATCACCACCAGCTGAATTCACCGCCCAATCAATCAAAGCACCGATTCCAGCACCAGGAATTGCCCCAACGCCACCAAATAGAGCACCAATAGCCGCACCACTAGCCATAAATTTATTTTGGTCTAGAGTTTTAGCTAAAGCTTCACCAGTATCTAATTTATCGCTTGTTAAGTTTTCATATCCATCCATTCCAGCACCAGCAATTGATAAAACACCAGAAGCTTTTCCTAAACCTTTTAATAATCCTTTTCCACCACCTAATCCTTTCATTGATGAACTAGCTTGTCTACCTAAAGATTTCATACCACCTTTCATACCACCACCCTTAAAAGCATCGGTGGTTCTCTTCATATTAAAACCTTTACCGTTACCTCTACCGTTGCTTAACGCATCAGTAATATCACCCCCAGGAGCACCACCAACACTAGCTACCTTGTTAAATCCAGTACCCAATAGCATTCCACTACTAATCCATTTTAGTTTATCAGCTAAGAATAACGCAATAGCTGACTTAATAGGGTTGTCTATCATAAACCCACCAACAACTGAAATAAACTCTCCAACCACAGTAGCTATTTTCTCTATTTTTTCACCAAACTTTCCTTTTTCAAACCTATCAACAAAACTATCCAATTTTGGTATTAACTTTGTGTTCATTACTTCGATTATTGGAAGTAAAAACTGTTTTATACCATTTATTGTGTTATTTAAAGCATCGTCAAAAGTCCTGGCATTTTTAGCTCTTTCATTAAGACTTTCTTGTTCTTTCATTAAAGCATTTACCGTTCCTTTATTTAATTGATTAATTAAAGTTGGGCTACTATTAATCATAACCGTTGCTTTACCATCATTTATTTCAGACATATTTGAAATAAATTCTCTTTCTTCATCTGAAGCACCCGCAAATATTTGACTACCAATACTTTTTAATTTAAAAGCATTCTTACCAGCTGTGACTAAATCGTCATACGAAGCACCAGTTTGTTCTGCTATTATTCTTAATTTATGCATTTCTTTAGCACCTATTTGTATTTCCCCGTTTTCGTTAAAATGTGCGGATGCAGCGGCAGCGTTACCTAATTCTTTAGTCAAACCTGCCATATCATTACGAGCCATGTACATCAAACGAAATGGGTCACCTAATTTAGCCCATTCACCACCCATAACTTGTAATTGGGCTGACATATCTACCGCTCCTTCAACATTAAATAATTTATCTGCAAAATTTGATGCAAATTCCATCCCGACACCCAGTTTTGCTACAGTTTTAGCCATAGTCGCTAAACCTTTAACACCACCTTGGAAATTATAGCGATTTAGCATTTTAGTATTATTCGCAATGTTTTTAACGACTTTACTTGCATTTAAACCCATTGCACTAGCATCATTCATTGCTTGCTCAATGAACTCACTAGTTTTTTGTGCTGAAAGACCTTGTTGGTCCATTTCAGCACTTAATTTAGAAGCCCCTTCAACACCTAACGCAGTTGCAGCAGCAAGCCTACCCATAGCAATTAAACTATCACTACTTAATTGGACCGACCTTCCAAGTTCTTCACTATAGTCGGACTGCATTTTAGCCATTTTCTCAATGCCTATACCAATTTTATTTGTCTCAAATGATGCCGCTTTAATTGTTGTTCTAAACCCACCACTTTGACCACTTAAAACACCCATGGATAAAGCTGATTGTTTAATCGCTTTATCTAAGTCAAATAGTTTTGATGCTTGTAACGATGAATAAACCTTTTTTATAGTTTGTGGTAAACCAGCAATTGCTTTACCTAAACCACCAAAAATTTTAGCAGAAACTAAACCTTGTTTACTTATTGAGGCTAGTGCGTTTCCATTTATAGCAGCTTGCTTTTCCATCAGACTGGTCTGATTTTTCAAGATGCCAAGCTTTATTTGAGCTTCCTCATTTCCACTAGCACCAGCATCCTCAATAATTTTCGCTAATTCAGCTTCTCTTTTTCTGTTTTTGTTTATTTCTGAAAGAATTTTTTTATATTCTTTCATTTTGTCAAGATAGGCCTCAATACTAGAACCTATTTCTCTCTCTAATTCAGCTTGTTTTTTTAAATCTTCCGTTAAATCTTCACGTTGTTTATCTGTCATAGTTAGTTATTTTTTTGGTTCCGTATAACCTTTTGATTTCAAAAATAATAATGATTCTTCTTTTTCGTTACTAGATTTAGTAAATTGGTCATAAACCAATTTACCTATTGATATCTTACATTTTTTCTTATTTTCTAAATCTGTTTTACCAAAAATAATCACTCTTAACTCATAATCATCATCTATGTTAACATAAAAAGTTAAACCATTAACAGAGTTTTTTGATATCGCACCTTTTATTTCTTTGTCTGTTTTCAATTCAAGTGTTTCGTTACTATTATTCTTTTTATAATCAATGGAAATTGGTCTAGTTGGTGTAAATATAATTTCAGAACCCTTTGATAAATTAAAACCATCACCTATTACTTCTGTTAATTTAGTTTCACTATATCTACTGACCATATTCAAGGCAGTTATGATTCCATTTCCTGGTGCTTTTTTACCCGTTAACTCACCAACAAAAGCTTGCCAAAAAGTAGGTTGTGAATAAAATGCTTTTTTCATAAATGGGTCGGATAAAATTTGTTGATATATTTCTTTTCCATCTTTTGTTAATTTTTCTTCTTCTTCTTCTTTTGATAATGAATCTTCTTCATCTCCAGCATCTTTATCATTTTCTACGTCTTCTTTATCACACGACCCAGTTACACCCACTTCAACTACTCCACTTAAATTAAATGTTTTATTCTCAGTACCTTTAAATGCTTTAACCTTTATTGTAAATGATGAATTATCGTTGGAAGGAATGAAAATGTCTTTATTTTGTTCAAACAAACTAATACCATCATCATCACTATTACCTTTTATAGTTAATGAAAAGTTATCCCATTCACTTAATTTAGGAAACGAATTATTTTTTGAAATTTCTAACCCAAAAATATTTTGAGTTCTTGAAATACAACAAAATAAAACAAAGGTGTTCTTCATGACTATTTTAACTCCTTTACCCTCTGTAAGGTTATCCAATAAATAACCTATTTTAGTACCAATAACTTCTTCACTATTTATTTCACTACTAACACCTAATCCATCAACATTATCTATTACAGAACCATCCCTAGATATTTGAATACTAACTATATCATTTATCGTTGTGGTTTCCCAACTACTTGGATTCTCTAATTTATCTTTATCTTTTACTTTATTAGCTCTCTTTAATGATAAATTGTCTCCATTAAGTGAAGTGGATACCATATAATATCTAAAATTAATATTAACTGAGTTTTTATCAATGTTGTCCATTGTGATATGACCCGAAAGATTATCAATAACTTTAAAATTATTTTTACTATTTTTACGAGAAATAGTAATAATATCATCCACTTTTGCGATATTACCCACAACATTACTAAAAGGTGCTTCTACTAATAAATTTAGAATTCTTTTATATTGTGATTCAGTTATTTTAATTTTTTTATTTCCCATATAATGGTGTTTTATCTATAAATATAGTTAAAATAAAAATAACCTCATTAGAGGTTATTTTTTATATTAATGGTATTTCACCGTTATTCATTTTATTTTTTAATGTGTCGCCACCAACCCTAGTGTTTCTATTACCTTTTCCGCTTTTTGTTTCTGATTGTTCTCTTAATTTTATAGCTTGCTCCTCTCTTGCTGTTACATCTTTAGTCAATAAACCAATAAAATATTTTCGTTCATAAACTGGCATTGATAAAACATCATTATATGTTACACCTTTTAAATATTGAGTACAAATAAAAATCTCTTCTAATAAGGGTATTTTATAACTTGATGTCAGGCCAAAAAAAGTTGAAGTTAAGGGGAAGAAATGTGGCCACTGACCCACCCCCAGGAGTCTGAATATTAATATTCAAATCAATATTTGATTCAACATCGTCAATGTATTTATTTAATGCCTTACCATCAGGTATTCTAATTGAATTAACTAAATCATCTATGTTTTCTCGATTAGTCGAACCATTCACTTCAACAATCATTTTTTTAAGTCTATAAAGTGAAGAATTATCCACGATAACACCAGCTTCTCTATCTTTTTCTGAAATTTTATCTAAGTCATCTATATCCCCACAAGTTAAAAGCTTAAATCTTAAGTTAACTTGCATTAATGGGAGAGTAAAACTATATAAACCATCTTCATCAGCATCTACAATCCCTTCTTTTGTTTTTAATTCGTTTAAGTTTATTATAGTATCAAATGGTATGTTATCCTCATCTAAAATCGTAACTGGATACATTTCACCATAACCAGTTGCTCGCAACCAAATCATAATGGCATTTCTATCACCAACTAATAAATCCTTATATCTTAAATAAGGTTCCATTAACTTTCTATTTATTAAAATTTCTAAAAACTCACCACTTTGTAATAAGTTTGGGCTAGTAAGAATATTTTCATCAGCCGTTGTCATATAAGCCAACTTAATGCTTGGTTTTTTATTTCTATATTGTTTACCCTTAGACGGTAATGGAATTACATCAAAAGGTGCATTATAGTTCGGTTGACTCAATTCAAAAATATAATCATCAGAACTAGACTTAGGTTTAGGTTGCTCATATTTATTTTCATTATTAAAATTATTTTCCATACGTACAGGTTCTTCTTTAAGTTTATTTTTATTTTCTTGTTCTCTAATATGTCTAGTTTGAGCCTCGTTAGTTATCTTTTGGAATTTCTCTGTTCGCTCTATGTTTTTTCTTATTTGCTCATCTCTGGCAATGATTTGTTCTTCGTTCTTATCATAACTGACTTTACTATAAGACATACCCGTTTTTGGTTCACTTTTTGACGCATCTAAAACCTCTTCACCATTCTTTATTTGGTTTAGTTGATTCATGGTCCTTTCTTTCATTTTTTCTACAGCATCCATATGCTTATATGGTGTGTCGATTAAATTTGATGAACCATAAATTTCGTTAGTAACTAACTCTTTTTCAGTTTCATAAGCTCTTTTTCTATCTTGGTCCGACAAGCTCTCATTAATTTGTTCTTTTGTAGGTATAACACTAGGTTTATTTGTTGCCATATTAAAACTTTTTTTATTTTACTTTATTTATTATAAGTATATATAAAGTAAATTTTTTGTAAATAGAACACAATAAAAAACCACCTAGTTAGGTGGCTTTTATTTTTTATTTTTTAGCGATATAAATTATTGCTTCGTGAGGTCTAATTTCAAAACCTCTTTTATTAAACTCAACGGTTAATTCATCATCGCTTACACGTAGAACCCTACCAACATCTCCAGCCTTAGCCCTTACATCTCCGTCCCTATCAAATTGGTCATCACCAACCCAAGTGATAACATCATTTACCTTATATTTAGTTTTGTTGTCTGGGATTTCATCATTTTGAATTTTAATGGTAATACGCTCAAGTCTTCTAAGTAAGTTATCAGGGAAACGTATACCTTGGTCATATAGAATACTAACTTCATCTTTTGTTATACTAAGAGTATATCTTTTATCTCTACTATTTTCTTCGTTTTCATTACTAATAAAACTGATACCAACACTTGGGGTCTTAGCCCATGTCTGTTTACCAACTTCAACTGTAGATAGAACTTGTGTTGCTATACCTTCAAGTTCACGAATAATGCTTTGATTTATCTGCGAACTTATAGTCATATCTTGGTTATGTCTTTTATTAGTAGTTAAATCGTTATCACTTTTTCTAGCCTCAATTCTCGCTTTTTCACTAGCTTTAAATCTAAGATTTGGTGATAACTCCTGAATTTGCTCTTCATCAGATTCATTAATAACACCTTTATTTGTTAAATACCTTTGTTCACATAAAAGATTTGACTTAATTATGTTAATTTGTTTATCTATTTTTCTCATTTTTATAATTTTAAATTATTTAATTTTGGGTTTGATTCAAATAATTCATCTACCCCTATTTTTATTTCTTTGTTATCTAAATTCTCTCTATTTTCTTCAATGTATTTAATAAATGCTGAAATATCATCATCATCACCTAACACCCTAATCATATGTTGAGACATAATAGTGTAAATAATATTACCCGCATAATTACCAATTATACTATCGTAACCACCTTTCCTTAAGTACGAACTAATAAATCTAGTTAAACTATAGTTAGGTTCACTAGCTACGTATTCGGGGTGGTTTCTTAATTCATCAGCTAACTTTCCCCAACCACCATTAGTTGCGTCAAATGGTTTTCTAGTTAGTATTTTAGCAAAAATTGTGGTATCACCAAAACTCCCGTTGTTAGTATTACTATTTTCTTTAAAAAAATAAACCCCAGGCCCAAAAGTACCATCATCTGATACCCTAAAATAACCCCTATCAAACTCCTTAGCTTTAGTTCCATGATAAACAATATCTTTAATTTGAGAACTTGAATAAAATGTATCTAAATAACTTGAGTATAATTGTTTAATTCTTGAATTATCTGAATTATCTAATCTCTCTAAATACCTTTGTTCACATAAAAGATTTGATTTAATTATGTTAATTTGTTTATCTATTTTTCTCATTTTTATTTAATCTTAAATTTTATACCATGCTTTTGACTTCTGTGTAGTCTAACTGAATCCAATGTTTTGAATTCTTTAAAAATACCATAAAATAAAAATTTCTTTAATATATTTGTTATTTTTAACAAAAAACTAAAGAAATATTTACAAGCCTTTAATAAATTAAAACAATAAAATTGCTCTATCGAATCTTAATGTAGCTACAATTTCAGCAATTCCATCATCATCCATCGATAAATCACCAAATGCCACATTTGTAAGCATAGTTCCATCTAATAACCATTTTTCAACAACTACACCAGTAGGGTCAAGCATTTCAAGTTCAACTGGTCTCTTATAACCAGCAGCATAACCTTGACGACCAGTGATTGACTCAGAATGTAAACGAACCCACTCCATAATCGCTTGAGTTGCAGATGGTCCAATTGGGTCACGGAAAGTAACGTCAATTGTTTCCCAACTAAATCTACCAATAACCCATGTAGATGTATTGATGAAAGGTATTTCAACTTCATTTTGTGTGATTGAAGGTCTTGATGCAGAAGCTAACCACCATTGTTGAATTCCTAAGTCTGCTGGGAAGGTAATCATCCAACGATTTTTTCTCTTAGGTTCGTATGGAAGGGGCATTTTCATTAATAAATCAGCCATAATTTTTTTTGTTTTTTTAATATTTATTAGTACATTTGCATAACTAACTATTGTTATTTAATTATAAATATCTACTAATAAAAAAAAGATGGAAAAACAAGAAAAATTTATTAATAAAGCTAAATTAAAATTTTATAATCAATATAATTACTCAAACATTGATTATGTTGATTCTAAGACTAAAATTAAAATATTTTGTAATAAACATCTTTGTTTTTTTGACCAAGCACCAGCCGAGCACCTTAGAGGTAAAAAAAGTTGTAAAGAATGTGTTAATAATTCATTAAAAAAAAATAATCCATCTAAATTAATAAATAAAATATCAAGTTCTGATGTATTTTTAGATAAGGCCAAAAAGAAACACAATGATAAATACGATTACTCATTAGTCGATTATATTTCTTCAGATATTAAAATTAAAATAATCTGTCCAGTTCATGGTATATTTGAACAAATCCCTTCTGGTCATGTAAGGGGTAAAGGTTGTAATAAATGTTCTATCGATAAACGAAAGAAAACATTTAATAAAACAAAAGAAAATTTTATTTCTGATGCTATTGAGGCTCATGGCGACCTATACGATTATTCATTGGTTGATTATGTTAATTCACAAACTAAAGTTAAAATAATTTGCAAAAAACATGGGATTTTTGAGCAACTACCTTATGACCACATAAGTAAACATGGTTGTAATAAATGTAGTAGTTCAATCTCTAAATTAGAAATTGAGCTAAACGAATTTTTAACTGGTATCGGAATTGAAACAATAACCTCTTCTTTCTCGGTAATCAAACCAAGTCAAATAGATATTTATATCCCATCACATAATGTAGCGATTGAATTTAATGGTCTTTATTGGCATTCTGAAAATAAAGTTGACACAAATTATCATTTAAATAAAACTAATTTATGTGAAGAATTAGGGATTCAATTAATACATATTTTTGAAGATGAATGGCTATTTAAAAAAGATATTGTAAAATCAAGACTTAAAAATATATTAGGGTTAACCACAAATAAAATATATGGTAGGAAATGTATAATTAAAGAGGTTTTATCTAATGAAAGTAAAGTTTTTTTGAACACAAACCATATTCAAGGAAACGTAAACTCAAGTATCAATTTAGGGTTATACCATGAAAACGAATTAGTTTCAGTAATGGGTTTTAATAAACCTAGATTAGGCATTGGAAAATTATATGATGGATATGAATTAAGTAGGTTTTGTACTAAAATAGACACAACGGTCATTGGTGGTGCTGATAAATTACTTAAACAGTTTATAAAAATATATTCTCCCAAACAAATAATTAGTTACGCTGATAAAAGATGGAGTAAAGGAAATTTATATGAAAAACTAGGTTTTGATAAAACACATACCAATAAACCTAATTATTCTTATATTATTGGTAAAACTAGGAAACATAGGTTTAATTTTAGAAAAAATATTTTAAAAAAAGAAGGATTTGATATCACTAATAAAAGTGAACATGAAATTATGCTTGATAGAAAAATATATCGTATTTATGATTGTGGGACCATAACCTATAAAAAAACATTTGAATAGATTATTTATCTAAATCAATTAGTTTAGATTTAGTCATAAAATCCATTTTATTTGTTTTTACGTATTTGTTATAATTATCAATAAATAAATCAGCTTTTTTAATGAATTTATCTTCTACGTCTTTAAGGCCTTTTTCTTCCAGTTGTATAATTAATTCTTTTAAATCTTTTTCGGTTTCTATTGTTGATTTAATTTTATTTAAAATAGATTCGTCTTTTAAGGCTTTATTAGCCCTTGATTCATTTTGTCCAGTTAGTTTTACACCAATCAACAATGCAACGCTTAAAACCACCTCATCTGAAGCCTCATTGATTAATAAACGAGTTTTATGTTCACGTAATAATAGCGTATCGTATTGTTTTTGAGTTATTATTAATTTTGACATTTGTGTTTTGATATAAATATCGTTAAAAACAAAAATGCCCTCGTTTGAGGGCATTTTTATTCTAATTATTTTATTTTAGATATTATCAAAAGAAGCACCAGTATTCATAATAACAAATTCTAGTTGAATGAATTCTAATGATTTAGTTGGCTTTAAGAAAATCTGTCCAGTCAATTGATTTCTATCAACATCTTCTGGGTCATTTGATAAAACAACTCGGAAGTCAGTTAAACCTCTTTCACTTCTAATGTTATCCAATATTGGATTAACAAGCGATAAGAATTGATTTCTAACCACACTATCATTTTGTTCGAACAATAATCTAATAGAAACAGCTGAAATAAGTTTTCTTGCTTGAAGTAATAATCTTCTAACATTAATTCTATTTAAAGCAGATTCTTTAACTTGTAATGTTTTATTTCCCCAAATTTTAATACCATCAGATGTAAATGTTGCAATTGGATTAATTCTATTTTCATAAAGTTCATCTCTTTCAGACAACGTTAATGTTTTACGAGCCTTAATAGCTGAAACATTACCACGTTGAACACCCGCAACTGCAAACCAAGGAAACGAAATGTTATCGGTTAATGCAATATTTCTAACCACATCTCTTGTAGGTGGTACATAAATGTTTACATTATTTTCATTATCGTTTATTTGAATCCATGGCCAGTATGTGCAAGAATAATTACTATCGTATTGACCATCCATTTGTGATGTAACATCACCAACACTCATAACTTGCCCACCACCGTCTGTATCTGGTGTTGTCATAATATATAACGAATCCGCTCTATCTGTTTCAACCATATCAATAGTTGCTTCGACTAAGTTTGTGTTATTAAAAGTATCAATCCCAGGAGTAGCAAACACGTTAACATTAACAGCTTCTGGGTTCTTAAACGTCCAAATAGCTTCCAAGTAAGCATAGTAATCAGAATTTATACCTAAATCACCATTAGGTAATGTTCTGTTTTTAAAAGCCTCACTATTTCTACCACTAACCCCATTTATACCATTAATGATATAACTATCGTTATTACTTCTCTCAGTTCTATAAACGTCCCAACCATCATAACCACCATATGGTGCAAATGTAAATTTACGTGAATAAAGTTTATCGTATGAAGTATTAAGTACCCCTGTTTCTGTTCTAAATTCAGCGTCTCCAGTTTCAAAAGCCACTTCAACGTTATTTATCTTCGCATTTGATGCATCTATATCCATGTGAAAACCACTTGTCGTTTCAGTCCATTCATTTTGAGCTGCTCCACTTTGTAATCCTTTGTAATCAAAGAAATCAGCATCTATTCCAGCAGTTTCTGAAAGACCTAAATATACTTTACGCTTGTTTTCAAATTCCCCATAAGCTTCTTTATATCTTAAAGTTGGGTTCTTAACAGTTGAGTTTGTATTTGTTTGGTAATCACGGATTGGATAACCAACAAAACCAGCTGGAAATGAATCTGATGTATCAGCAGTGTCATCCATTTCAACTAATAAATAAGCAGATTTAGAATTAAATTCTCCATCAAGGGTACCAATTCTTCTCGCAATATAATTATTAGAAGATGGCTCCATAGTACAACGACTAAATGTCTCTAAAATAGTTGGACGCACATCTGAATCGTAAAACGCTCTAACAACGACATCAAACTCTCTAGTATCTAATTTAATATTTCTAATAGAAATCTTGAATTGTTCGTTAGCGGCATTACCATCAGATATTGTATGAAATCTAAATAATTTAAGTAATTTATCACCTCTTAATTCAGATACAACATAAGGAGTAACTGCTGGTTGAAATTCTTGTTTATAATTTGAAAACTCTGTATCGTAATTAACTATTGAATAATTAATACCATAAATTTTTTCATCTTGATTAAAAGTGTCAAACATATTTCCATAGTACTCTTCAACGAATATTGGTGTATTGCCATCTTCTACAGTTCTACCTAAAACTCTAGGTAAAAAATTCTTTTTTGTTTTATCAAATGACAACAAATTGTTAAAAGCACCTATTTTTGTTGAAATACCTTCCAACACGAAATCACCTTTTGCATCAGTTTTACCACCAAGAACTGATTGGTTAAATGATACCCCAGTAGAACCAGTAATTTCGAAAGATGGTGACTGTGTATTAACATCAATCCCACCTCTTGAACGTAATAAAGCAACTAATTTATTTTCTACATCAACGAATGCTGAACCAGTAAATACTGTTGTTGTTCCGCTAGTTGTACCAGTAGTTACACCAGATAACTCACCACTTAGTTGCCCTCTAGAAACTACAGTTATTGACATCCCTAAACCACTAAATACAGCACCATTTTTCACGTAAATAGGGGTAACCGTACTTTCTACATCAATAGTTGCAGTGTTGATTAAAGCCAATGTGTTATTAATAGTCCCACTATCAATAAGTGTTTGTACTAAAGGATTTGGTGATTCATAAATAGTACCAGAAGTACTAGCACTATAATTGATAAGTACTGGTAACTCTAATGGAGTACCTCTATTAATAGTCGTAGTATCCAAAGCTCCTTGTAATGTTATTCCCCAAGCTAAACCAGCATCATAGCCAGAAAAACCTAAAACTCTAGTTACAAAAAGTTGATTTGCTTGAGACAAATATGATTTTGCAATATATGGTAATTCATACTTAGGAGCACCAGTAGTTTTTACCTTAGTTGGGTTGGTTCCACCAAAAAATGATTGGAACTCACCATAGTTACCAATAAAAATTGGTTGGAAAGCTGGTCCTATTGTTGTTTCACCAACAAGACCCAATGTTGTAACACCTACTTGACGAACTACAAAGCTTAAATCTTTTTCAGAGGTATAAACCCCAGGACTTACGAATACTTTAGACATAGTTTAATATTTTTTTTTCTTTATTTACTTTAACGTTTTGTTTATTATAAATATTAGCTTTTTTGCAAAAGTGGAACCAAAAATAAAGTTATATGTTAATTAGTATGATTTTTAGCTTACTTTTAGCATACTTATAGTAAAACGATTATGAAAAGAGACAAAAATATTAAAATAACTCCAGCCACACATCTAATACTAAAAACATATTGTGAGGAGAATAGTTTAAAAATGTTTTCTTTTGTTGAAAAAATAATAAGAGAAAAATGTATAACAAAAAAAGACCTATATGGGGAATAGGTCTTTTTTATTATATTAACTAAGTTTAGAATAGTTCTTTATTATTTACTTTTATTTTGTAATGCACTTGACTCTTCAAACCCTAAAAATAAATGTTTCATTTTATTGTTTTTCTTATGTTATTTCAGGTAATGGCATCCAACCTATAACTTCCTCATTAATGTAGTAATCATCATCTGAGTACCACTCTTTAAAATCACTTCCGTCCATAAAACCCATATAACATGTTGCTATCTTAATGTTTCTATTTTTTGTTAGGACTAATAATCTGTCTGTTCGTTTACCATCCCAATTACCCTCTTCCCAAGCGTGTGGTGATTCCTTATTCCATTCCATAATATTATTTTTAATATTTGTCAAAGGTACTAATTAACCCTACAAGATTTTCTCTCATTCTAATAACTTTATCAATATGTTCTTGTTTCATTGGGGTCCCCATAGTATTTAACCTGATAAAATAATCTAAAATCATTTCTTCTGTTACCGCTTCTTCTTGCAATTCAGCAATTGAAATAGAATGGTCTAGTAGGGTGTACTGTTGCATAATTCCTAACTCCGAATAGTAATAACCCTTATAAGTAAACTTATCTGAATAAAAGTCAACTATTGTTTGCAGTTTTTGTTTTCCGTCGAGTATTGTGTAATTAAAGCCTCTTGGTTCGTACTTATTGTAAATAAAAACAAACTTCCCAATGTCGATGTGATTAAAAATTGAGGTTAATAACTCCTCTTTTTGTTTATCTGTCCACACAATACCTCTTTGATATGGGGGTGACATATCTAACCCTCTGTCGTCAAAATATTTATAAATTAACGATTGGATAGTCTGTTGCATAAACTGAATACGCATATGTTTACCTAACTCAATATTACACTCTTTATTTGTGGCTTTAAAAACGTCATACCAACCGTAAACTCTTACATCGGTGTAATCTGCATACTCACTAGAATAAGGTTTTTTTGTTCTGTAATTGATTCTAACCTCATATACTCCTTCTGATAAGATGTTTAATACAATCGCAGAAATAAGTCCGTGATGTGATGTTTTAACACTTTCTCCGACTTGAAACACTTTTCTTTCGTTAGGTGCATCGCCAACTTTTTTTACTGTGTCTATACAGTCTTTAATGTTTCTCAATCTTAAATCTTCAACTCTTTGTAATTCTTCCTCTTGTTTCTTTAAAGCTTTTTGTTCGTCTGTTAATTTAGTTTTTCCCATTACATTAAGTTAAAAAAAAAGTTTATTTATTTTTTTGTTTCTACAAAGGTAATGGTATTTTTAATAACTAGAAATAAAAAACCCTTAACTTTTAAGTTAAGGGTCTAATTTATAATCTTTATAAATAGTTATTGTTTTTTGTAAACCATTCCTACGATTCCTAATATAGTTAACACAACCGTTACAGGTACTCTAATATTGAACCAATCAGATATAATAACCAAAACACCACCAGCGACTCCCACCGCAACGTCTTTAATCATATTTTCTTCTGTTTGTGTTGCTTTTAATATTGCTTGCTGATAAACAATCTCCCATGCAGCACACAATATAAACAATAGGGTCAAAGAAACTAACCATATTTCGAAATTTCGCAAATCACTAAACGAAAATAAGAACATTAAAAATATCATCGCATAATTACCAATTGGTAAATGTAAGTACCACTTACCTACTAAGGCTTCTTCTAAAAATTTTTTCATCTTACTTTAATTTATTATAAATATCTGGTATTATTTTTTTTTTAATTATTTTATATCGCAAACCTAGTTATTCTTCGTATCCATATTGAGTTTAAATAAGTTTCTCCTGTATTATAAACAGTTATATGGTAAGCTGGAAAATTTATATCATTCTCAGCAGTTACAAAGGCTTCCATTCTATCACCAGGGCCTACTCCAACAGGAAATATGTCATAAGCAAAGTTTAGTTCTGTAATAGCCGTACTTTCTGATGCACCGCCAACTATATAAGCTCTACTTCGCATATCGCCAGGACCTACTGGGTCTACTTTCATTACAAACTCTAAATCGTTACCAGTTTCATCCCAATTTATCGTTACATTCGCATCTGAAAAGACAGGTCTAGTGTCAACTGAATTTGAAATTTGGTAATAGAAATTATCAACTGTTGCATTACCGCCACCCGATGGACCGCCTCCACCAGTTGAACTGATTACATTATTTACGATACTAATATTAGTACCTGC